GGTCTATTTTAGTTATATCTATCTCTTCTACTAAAGCATATCTGTAAATTTTAGTGTCAGAATTTTTCCATTGGAAATGCAAAAGGTATTTAGGTTGGTCATAGTTACTTAATAGACTAGGATCAAAAGCAGATATTGTCATTTCTTACGCATTATGTCTGCACCTTTAAGACCATAGATAGCACTAACTACACCAATAAATATTGCTTGATACCAGTAAGGAAGCTGTTTAAAATACTCAAAAAATAAATCTAGTTTAATACGAATCTCTGGATCGTCAGAAAAAATAGACCAGACCAATAAAAGGATAGGCAAAGATACAAGAATAAGGACAAACTCATCCTTCCAACCATTATCATTGCTCTCAATAACTTTCGCTTTATATTCAAGTTCACCACTAGCCATCTTCTCCGCATGAACCGCTTGTGCTGAAGCAATATTCATACGAGTTTCTTGTTTCTTTTTATATATGTGAGAACCAGCATTAACTGCTAATTTGATTGCACTAATCCACATCTTTTTTCTTCTCCTCTAACTGTTTAATTTTAGATAAAGCATCATCTAAATCTTTAGTACAAAACTCTAGCTTTTGCAAACATCTTTTGTTAGCTGCATCTTTAGATTTACCTGCATCTTCAAGCTCTGCTATCTGACCTTTTAGTATTCTAACTTGATCTTTATACTCATTAAGAATATCTACTGCATTATCATTTTGCATATATAATTTTTACCTTTAGTTTGATTTGTTCTTTGGTTCTTCCTCTTGATATTAGTGAGCCAATTCTTTTTCTTCTATAGCCATCTTTGGCTGTATAGTCTGTTTTTCTATAATTTTTTGATTTAACATCATAACCATTATACTCACCTGTAGTCATATTTAAAGTAACAATATCTACAGGACCAAGACCACCAAGAGGTATAAATACAAGTATATTAGGATCTTTTGCTAGTTCAATCTGTGCTTTCATTTCGCTTAATAGACCAGTAATTGCTTTCTTTCTTCTAGCCATAAAGACCTTTAGAGTTAAAGTTTTTGAAATAATATAACTATAATTGTAAACATTCCACCTATCAATGCTGTCATAGCATAATACATATGTCTTTCTATTCTTGTGATTTGATTTTCTAGTTGTTTCATTCTATCGTGAGTTTGTTTCTGCATGATACGACAAAGTTTTTCGTGTGATTCTATTCTCTCTATTGCAGAATTTTTAGGCATTAAATTATTTTGTCTTGTCTGCAAGAATATTGCGTTGATAATTGAAGTTCATTTACTGTATCTGTATTCATAAGTTCTAAATATTGTATACTTGTATCTAAAGCTACTATCGCACATTCTTTCCAAGTGTCAAAAGTTTTTTGGTATTTTACTGGGTCTTTACATTCTCCCGTAACAAATGAACATATTGAAAGCATAAGAATAAATTTCATAATAAAATATTATATATTATTTTTTTTAATTATTAAAATATTTTTTAAGTGAACCTGGTAGTCCTAAAAATGGTCTGTTATCATAAAGGTTATTGTTATCTTCTTTAATTGTATTGTAATGTAAAAACACTTGTCCGCAGTTATCACCTTTAAATTCTTCTCGCCAATGTTCTAGCTCACACCCAGAATAAATTAACATATCTCCTGGATTTAATTTAATTTCTATTCCTTTGTTTGGATTATCTTTCACTACAGTTGATGTTTCAAAACCAGACACAATACTACTTTCTCCAGTAGGATCTAAAAATATAGACCAATCATCACCACCTAAATTTAATGTAGTTGATATTTCACAACTTGATCTGTCTTTGTGTCTATGCAGTACATCACCTTTTTTGTAAATTCTTGCATAAGAATATGTTGGATATAAATCTAATTCAGTTTCAATTTTCATTAATGGTAACAAATCTTCTAATAATGTTTCCATCATAATATCTGAATAGTGAGAGTACGTTTCAGGAATTTGTGTATCTCCATAAATTCCAAAATAATCTACAAAGGGAGAAATTAATTTCTTATCGATTATAGCTTTTGCAACAAATCTTTTTTTTACAAAATATTTGTAAATTAAATCTGCTATTTTTTTGTCTATTGCATTTTTTACTATTTTATATTTTTGTTTTTTAAAGTTGCTCATTTTTTTCCTTTGTACCAAGTTGATATAGTGTATCTATCTTTTGTGGCTTTATTAACTTTGTGTAATAAGTCTCTGCCATTGAAGCTTAATACTTTTCCTCTCTCTGGCTTTACTATTTGATTATCAACAACTGTTTCTCCACCAGTAAATTTGTCATTCAAATAAATAATCGATGTATATGGATGATATGTGTGATCTAGGTGTTCTCCTTTAGCATTACCTATAGGATATTTAACTATTTCAGAATAATTAATAAAGCTGTCTTTATCTACATCGTTCATGTGTAAAGTTAATTTCTTTTTTATTAATTTAAAAATGTCTAAATCGTCATTATGAAACTCTAAATTAACTAGATAATTACTTTGAAAAATTTGTTTGTTATTAGAGGCTTCAAAAAAATCAATGCAGAAATTACATTCTTCATCAGATAAAAAATTCTGTTGTTCAATTATCATCTAAACGGATTTCCTAAATGCCAATTAACTAATGAATATCTAGTACCTGATGTAACTGGATTAACCTTATGCCAAACAAAACTAGGAAAAATTATAATACTTCCTCTACTTAATTTTGGAGCATCTTCTATTTTACTTTCTTGGATGTTACCAATTTTAAATTGTAGCTCTCCACCTTCATAATCTTTTGGATCACTAATTAAAAATATACTAGATAATTTTCTAATCTTACCTTTGCAATCTCCATCACTATATGGTTTTTCGAAACCGTCTTGATGCCAGTTATAATGCTGATTTAATTTGTATTTAGTAAACTGTAGTCTTTCAGGAAAGTCTAATTGAAAGTTCCATCCAGAATTTTTATTAGCAATTCCAGTCCAATTCATTACTTCACTAAAAATCCAGTTTTCAGTTAACCAACTAATATTAGAATTTCTAACATCTTTTAAATATTTTTCTTCTTTATCTTTTTCTAATTCTGTAGCAGAGCCAGTTAAACCAATTCCGTCTTGTTGTTGTAAACCAAATTCTATAACATCATCACAAAACTTTTCGCTTAACACTCCATCAAAATACCAGAAATGATTTATAAGTTGCATTAAAGATTAGATAGCTACCCAAGCAGAACCATTCCATTTTTTATTAGGATCTGTTACTAAATCTGGTTGATGTTCCCACCATAAATCATCTTCATTCCAAGCCATTAATGCTTTCCTATCATCAGTATCAAAAGCTTCTCCATCAGGATTTGTAGATGGTGCTGCTGTTGGTGCTGTCCAATCATCATTAGAATTTAATGTCCAAGATGGATAAGGTTTAACAGTTAAAAATTTATTCTTATTAGTATTATATGAAAATGATATTCCAGCTTTTTGTTTTCTAGTTCCGTCAGTATAAGTTTCTAAAAATTTAACACCTGGTTTATTTGTATAAGATAAAGAGCTTTCTGTTTTAGGAGTAGTATATGAAACCCAAGCTTCAGCATCAAGATTACCTCTATTATTTTCTATAGTATCATTATCAAAATCAATAACATTGATAACTATATTATCTTCGTCTAATTCTGCAAAATATCTCATCAAGCCGCACCCCAAGTTTCATTTTTAATTTTTAAAAAAACACTTCTTAAGTCAAACATTCCATTTCCTCTAAACGGAGTTTCAGGTTCATTGACAATTACAGTTCCAGATTTTCCATTGTTACCATGATTACTGTTTGGACTATTTCTTCCAAATGACGAACTTACTGGATTAGACGCAGAACTTTCACCAGATCCTGATGCACCATAATAAACTACAGTTGAACCATCAGCTATGTTGTAACCAGCTCCAGCTCCACCCATAGCGGCATAGGTTGATCCTCTTGGTCCTCCAGATGAAGGATAACCTTCTTCAGTTGCTCCTCCTCCGCCACCAACATAAGCTGGTTGACCACCAATATAATCACCGCCAGGATTACCT